TAGCAGTGGGTGGCTGTACGGGTGGCCTCATCGGCAACCATACCATCCGTCCCAACAAATGCTTCCATGTTACGAGCAGTGGCAATCCAGGGAATGACGTAGGGGTCGGTGTTGGCGGCACCACCGGTCATGAGAACAGTATTGAATGTGGCGGAGGGTTCCAAGCCATTGGGATCTTGGCCACGGATGTAAGAATAGGTCAACATAGTATCACGCTTCTTTCGACTCGTGACGTTGAGGAGTGATCGGCGAGACATCCGGGGCTTCCGGACGTAGCGGGTCGGTTTGAGGCCATAGCGTCTTGGCCTTGCGATACGCTTGGTTCGCCTTCTTGCCCGATACGAGGAGGACTTGCGTCGGCTGGAACGATATGCCATTTTGGGTTTGGCTTGAGGGATTTTTTTGCGATGACATTGCGGGATTAAGTGATGGGGGCGGGGTGCTTTTATAGGTATATAAGGGTGAGTCTGAGTCCTGGACACAGTGGGTATAACATTATCAACCCACTGTGACTCAATCACATGACCTTTCAACTCAATTGTCGTTATGTCCTCCTCACCTATGCTCAATGTGGAGACCTGGACCCTTTCAAGGTTTCGGACCTACTATCTGACCTGGGAGCAGAGTGTATCATCGGTCGGGAGGATCACCGTGATCAAGGGGTTCATCTCCACGCTTTTGTCGACTTTGGAAGGAAATTCCGTACGCGTAAACAACGGTTTGCCGATGTTGATGGCCGCCACCCGAATATCCAGCCATTTGGAAGAACACCAGAGAAGGGTTGGGATTATGCAATCAAGGATGGAGATGTTGTTGCGGGGGGACTCGAGCGACCATCAGGAAGCTCAATTTCTGAGGCTAGCGATGTCTGGAGTCAAATTGTCTTGGCAGAGAGGGTTGGAGAGTTTTGGGATCTGGTTCGAAGCTTGGCTCCAAGAGCTTTACTTACCAGCTTCAATTCGCTTCGAAGTTACGCCGAATGGCACTATCGACCCGAGCCAGCTCCATACAGCACCCCGGATGGGATCTCATTCGACCTATCAGGCTTTCCGGAACTCGTTGAATGGGTACGTGACAATCTGTCTGGAAATCATGTAGGTGAGTGTCCGCTGCGCTCGGCATTTCTTGTTCTCCAGAGTGGGGTTTTCTGACCTATTATTCTCGGTTCCGTTAGGTCCGATCGCGCTCCGCTCGGCTCGGACCACTCCAGGATATTGCTGACTAAGCAGGGCGTGCCAAATCACTTATCCTCTACGGCGATACCAGATTGGGAAAAACCCTTTGGGCGAGAAGTTTAGGCAACCACGCATATTTCGGTGGATTGTTCAACATGGAGGACGCCTTAAACCTCGATGACGTCGATTATGCTATTTTCGACGATATGCAAGGCGGGTTTGAGTTTTTTCATGGATACAAGTTTTGGTTGGGTGCACAGGCTGAGTTCAATGTCACGGATAAATACAAAGGCAAAAAAAAGATTCAGTGGGGGAGGCCGTCAATTTGGCTATGTAATGTCTGCCCTTCCGGTGAGAAGGTAGACTGGGACTGGATTGAGGGGAACTGCACGATTGTGTGTGTTGATACACCTATCTTTCGTGCCAGTACAGTTGAGCCTCATAGTTAACACTCATTTGGTCGGCGCTAGTGGCAGTAGTGGAGGGTCTAAAGAAATCGACTACGTAATAGTCTCCCATTCCTTGTGTGCCGGGTGACGCAAGCTGAGCTTCCGAAGTATCACCACCCGTCTGATCGTCGGCGTAGTTGAGTGTGGCGTTCATAGGAAACCACAACTTCCTGGTGGTCATCACGCCAGTGGCGTTTCCTGACCTGACAGTCTGGATCTTATCGTACTTGATTTGGAATAGGTTGTTGTCGACACGAGCCGTCATGACGTCTGCCCAGTCCTTGGCGGCTTCGCCTTTGAACAGGAGGGCGTAAAACGGAGTTTTGCCATTTCCACTAGACCGCATGCTGCGTGCTTGCCGAACATATCCGGCAGAAGTGGTGCCTGGAAAGAAAGCGCCAAAGGTGTTGGTGTTGGTGTTGATGAGGGTCGTACCTTTGAAGGTAAAGCAGATGCGACGCCATTGCCAAGGAACACCAGAGTTGGTCTGCATGTTGATGCGCTCAGATAAACCTCGCATATAGCAGTGGGTGGCTGTACGGGTGGCCTCATCGGCAACCATACCATCCGTCCCAACAAATGCTTCCATGTTACGAGCAGTGGCAATCCAGGGAATGACGTAGGGGTCGGTGTTGGCGGCAC